TAAAAATGGATGGTCATTAATAAAGGTAAATAAACCTGCCGATATTGAAGGTAAAATTAGTAGACTCTCTGCTAGATCTGAAGCTCCATACAATGATGCGTCTATAGAGGCTTTAAAGACATTAAAGGAGTCAAAATCATATACACCACAACAGCAATTTGATTTTACTAATAAATTTAGTGGACTAGAGTCAAAAAGTGATACTGTAGTAAGCGAATCTGCTCCTAAAATATATTCCGTAGAGGATAATGCTAAGCGAACATTAGATCTTACTGAAAATGTATCTAAATTAAGGCGAGTTAGCCCAGATACTAAAATGGCCGTATTCTCTATTGCAGATAATCTTAGCGATAGAACCGGAATTAACTATAAAGCAATAAATGCAATAGAAGCAAAAACTATATTTCCAGAATATGAAGATGGAATCCCTGGTATATACGATCCAAAGACTAAATCAGCATATATAGTTAGCGATTATGCTAACGAGACTACTGCTCTGCATGAGATATTTGGGCATCCATTTCTAGAGTCACTTAGAAATGACGACAGTTTAAGATCTGTATATGATAATCTGCTAAAGCAATCTAAGCTTATAGAGGGTCATGAGGCTGAGATTACTGATTTATATAAGAATGACAATTTATCTACAGATATATTAAATGATGAGATAATAAATGCCGCTCTTGATAAGGAATTTAAGTCTCTTATAGACCACGAAAAGAATGTAGGATTCGTAGAAGCCGTTAAAGGCTATTTTAAGGCATTTACAGACACTATTAAGCATATCTTTGGGATTGATTCAGATGAGGTAGATATACTTAACAAGGACGTTACATTAAGCGATATAGCTAAGTGGGCGCTATACGGAGAAGGAAAAGTAAGATTACTAGGCGGAGAAGAGGAAAGAGAGTCAATTATAGATTCTGCAGGAAAGATATTAGACGCTGGAGATGATGAATTCTATAAACTTAATAATGGATTCACAGTAGATCAATATATAGATAACTTCGGATTGAGTTTCAAAGACTCTGAATTGCTTAAGGATTGGTTATATGAAAATAATCCTAAATCTCTTGACGACTTCATAAAAGGAGTAGCAAATGATCTAGTAAGATCTGATGAAAAAGTAGAAGCTGCTGGATTTAATTTACAGAGAACTAGAGATATATCATGGACTAGAGGCGATATGCTTGAAAAGGCAATGTCTACAAAAGATGATATTATATCTGGACTTAAATCAAGACTTAATATTCTTAAGAATGATTCATCTGTATCAAAAGTAGTAACAGAGGAACTAAATAGAACTATAAAGAATATAGAAAGAGAAAGCGAAACCAAGGCGGCTATGGACTTTATTTCATATGCATTAAATCAAGGTTCTATAGCAGAGAAGACTCTTAATGATATGACCAGAGAAATGAGTCTTGGAAACGAAATAGATGCAAAATCTCTAATGGGTTTATATAATGACTTCTTGAAAATGTTTAATCACTCTATAGATGCTATTAATGAGATAAACGACAATAAGGATAGTATATACAATAAGCACGAGGATAAGAAAGAGCTAGAGAAGTTTCAGAATCAATTACAATCGGTAAAGGCTTCATTTCAAAACCTACGAGATAAATTTACTCCATTACTTGAATATAGTTTTAGGAACTGGTTTAACTATATATCAGAGGCATCTGGATCTACAACGTCTAAAGATGAATTCAAATATGGTACATTTGTAATACCAAAAGATGTTTCATTAGTATCTACATTTATTGGGTCTCCTACATTTTCTAGAGTAGAAAGGATTAGGGCTCTTAGTAGGTATATGACTAATGTTCAAAATCAGGTTAGATATGATGTAAATAATAGCCAATGGATTCCAAAGCTTACTGCATCTGCTAAAGCTTTTAGTAAAGGCAATCCATATACTTCATTTACTAAATTCATGGAATCTCATGAAGGTAAATTTACCGGGTTCCTAGTATCTCCATTAAAGTATGGATTATTTGATTTAAATAGAACTAAATTCCTTAATTCAATAAAAGAGGAATTTAATCTACAAAGTCCGTATGATACTCCTATAGACCCAGTTGATTATTCTAATTACATAAAGAAAATTGATGATTTCTATTCAAAACATTCAGAAAGAAGATTTGTCCCCGAGTATTATGAATTGAAACATAATCTATCACCAGTAGCTGTTGATGTATTAGACGAGATAAACGCCCCTATAATGGCTATATATGATAAATACACTAAGAAAAATGGAGTATTAGACGTATTTAGTATGTCAAAAGAGGACAAAGAAAGACTATTTACTTTGAAGAAGGATAGGGCATTCTTGGCATCTGATAGACAGCAGGGCAATGGATTACCTAAAACTGGTGTCGACTTAGAAATAGCCAAAGAAATAGCCGAATACAATAGAGTAAAAAGCGAAAATCTAAAATACAAAGTAAATAGAGACGCATTTAATTCAGCTAGAGACGAGGCTAAGAAAGAATTGTCTCCAGAAAACTATCAGAAATGGATTAAGGCAAACACTAAGGAACTTATAGATCAGAAATTCTGGGACCAACTGGATGCCATAGAGAAGGCAGAGCAGGCTCCAGAGTGGCAGGCTTTATATGATCAAAAACAATCAATACTAAAGTCATTTAGAGATCCAGATACAATGGGAGTTAGAGTTGATAGGCTCGAATCTTCTAGGGTTGGGAATAAGAATGCTAAAGATTGGGTTGATGAAGCTAATGATTTACTAGCTAAATACAAACAATACCCAGATAAAAAATCTAGTCCAGAATTCAAAGATATTGCTAAGTTAGTAAAAACAAAACAATATCTATCTGAATATGAAAAATACTCTCAAATGGCAACTGGAAGTGCTTCTGAACAGTTAATATCAAGTGAATGGTTTAGAAATAACCATATAATAGGTAGAGATGGAGTGTCTGAAACTCCAAAACCATATTGGACTAAAATAGAGCCAATAGATCAAAAGCTAATAGATAGAAGTTTCCCTAATTCTGTATGGTCTACATTTGATGAAGACTCGCCCTGGCTAAATAAGAATTACGATAACTCATTAGAGAAATTTGGGATACAGCCTAAGAAGTCATTATACGATAATTCCAAAGAATATAACAATGTAATCAAAGATCCACTAAAGAAGGATTTCTATGACAAGTTGGTTAATATGAAGACCGAGGCCGATTCTATGTATAGCTATGCTAATAAACAGAATCCACTTAAAATGCCTCAAATATCCGCAGGTTCACTTAGAAGAATGTTCGCAGAGGATAATATAGGCAAAGGCATATGGAATGAAATAAAGAGATCCGTTGCTGTAAAATCAGAAGAAAGTGATTTTGGCGGAGAAATAGACTCTAAATTTAGACCGGACAACTCTCCTATAAAAAATCTTCCAACATTCTATAAAAGGACTTTAGAAAATCCTAATGCTATCAGTAAAGATTTAATACATTCGTATGCTATGTATTATTCTGCTGCTGCTAATTTCAGGAGACAATCAGAAGCATTGCCTGATATTCAGGTATATATGGAAGCTATGAATAGGACTTCTGCTTCTAATAAGTCATATCTAAGGACTATGTTTGAATCTGGGGCAAAGAAGAATATATCAAAAGAAGATATAGTAGCTGGTGCCGCAGGCAACACATACGCACTTAGAAGGGCTCAAGGCATGGTAGATAGGGAAATGTTTGGTATAAGATCGTCTAGAATGACAGTGCATTTGCCCTTTACTGGTTATTCTGTCGATATAGCTAAGCCGCTTAGAGGAATTTATAGTTGGTTCAGGGCAGTCACCTTAGGCTGGAACCCATTAGTCGCATTCTCCAACTTTACTATGTCTGAATTAAGCCTCCAAACAGAGGCTGATATTGCGCAGTTAATAAATAGACATGACTTAAGAGAAAGTAGCTTAGATCTCCTTAAAACGCTTCCTGAGGCACTTACTTCACTTACTACTAGAAGATTTAATAATAAATTAGTAGCAATGATGAGGCTAAATGATATATCAATTAATGATATAGAGTCATCTAAGGGCAGTAATGGAATTCAAGCTATTAATTATGCAAAGGAGCATCTTGTATATAATGTATATACCGCAGGAGACTGTATATAGAGGATATAAACTATCTGGAGACACATATATAAATAGAAATCAATTTGCTACTAAATTCATGACAGAAAATCCAGGACTAGGTAGAAAAGAAGCCACTAAGATATTTAATGCATTGCCAAATAATTTATGGGATGCGTTTACTATAGATAAAAAGTCCGGACAACTAACAATATTACCAGAATTTAGAAAATATGCTACAGATGAAGTAGTTTCAGCAGTAAATCTACAAGTAAGAACTCTATCTGATAAATTACATGGTATGCTATCTAGCGCAGATAGAAATGCTATTAATACAAATGCAATAGCCAGTTCTTTAATGCTATTTAGAGGCTGGATGCTTAGTGCTGCACAGGATAAGTTTAGTGGGAAGATGTATAGCTATGCTAAGGAGCAAATGGATGAAGGTCAGTACATAACCCCATTTACATCTAAAACTGGCTTTAAATGTTTACTGAATGTTTTGACAGCAAATCTAATTAAGCCCCTTAGAGAAACTATGGATCATGCTGATGCGCATCAAGTATATAATGTAAAGAAAACTGCAAATGAAATAAAGTATATGTTCGGCGTAGCCTTATTATGTAGTTTACTTAAACCAAGTAAGCCAGATAAAGATAAAGAAAAGCCTTCTGCAGAGACTCAACTATATGTATTAGCTATGAGAACGTTATATCAACAAAATGCAGTGTATTCTCCATATGACGCTTTAAGTATCTTAAAGAGCCCAACTGCAGCAACTAATCAATTAGATGTTATGGGAGAAATACTATCTTCTTTCGAGGATGGAACGTACGGAGATGCAGTTGGTAGGGGGCAGTACAAGGGTCTTCCAAAGTGGGAAAAGCAGGTTATAAAACTGACCCCTATAGGAAAGAGTATTTATGAATATTTTTTACATCCGGACCTTGAACCAAAAGTAAAATATATGCAAAAGAATATTGGACCAATCTTCAATATTGCAGGACCTAAAGACCCTTCAATAGGAAGGACCAGAGGCCATAGAAAACCTCCTAAGGTAACTCGATTCCTGTAAAAAATTGTTGCGATTGCTACAAATCTAGTAGCCAGTACATACAAAAAAGCCATAGAAAGACTAATCCCCTTCTATGGCTTTTCTATTTACATATCTTCCATTATTTTTTCTAGAATCTCTTCCTTTGATTTGATAAAATCTACCTCTTCAATGTCCTCTGATTCTATTTTCCCTAGTACCGATGATTTTCCATACATTGAATTAAATAGGAGGGAATTCGTATTTGTTTCCCAAAAATTAATTATCACTGCTTTAGTTTCATCTGATATGTCTTTATATTGACCTTCTATTATTTTTTTATAATCGTCTTCATATTTATCAGGTATTCTATATGAATATATCTGATAGAATATTCCGTCTTTTCTTATTGCGTAATTAGAAGTATAATTTTCATTGCTTTTTAGCCAATACTGGCTTAACATTGGATCTATTGCCGCATTAAATAATAAAAATACATGCCTGTCTAACCAGGGTTTATTTATATCTTTATTATATCCGTTTATAAAACTATCATCCCTTTTACTAAATAGATTTGATGCTTGCGTATAATCCAAATAATTTTCATTCTCTCGTGCTACTAATGGTAATAAAAATAGCAACGATGTATTTATTGTCTCTTTAAATATCATATAGTAACGATTCTGTGCCGTCACCATCATAATATTCTCTTGAATAATTCCACAAATTGTTTCGCATATGCCAATCTATTTGTGATAATGTTTGTGTTATGTTTGCTATTTCGTATATAATAGTATTTTCTGGAACATCAAAAACCCTGACTTCATTACTGCCATTTTCTATGGCAATAATATATGTTTCATTTTTAAATTCTTCTATGTCAATATTTAGTTCATTCTTAAAATACCAAACTATAGCCATCCAATAAAATGCCATTTGCATGCCATATCCATATTTCTTGAATGATGTAGTAAAATCAGCATTACTGATTGTCGTTTTGATATCTATTAGTTTTACTATCTTATTTTCATAGTCAATTACAATTCTATCTAATAAAGATTTACATTGTAATACTCCTCCTCCTATTATTGGTATCTCCCAATTTATATGGAATTCATTTTGAGAAAAATAGTCTGATGAATCTCCATTTTTAAATAATAATTCGTTAGCCTTCTTGTGAAGAATAACGTTTTCTTTTGTCTTCTTTAATGAGTTTAATTGAGCCCATGTCATTGTTTTCTGACCAGTCTCATTTCCTCTAAGCCATTTTATGTATGACTTTAGTTTTAAGGCCATTTCTAGCCCTTTTAAGGCTAGTTCTTCATCTGTCTTACCACTTATACTATAATTGCTTTTAAACGCCTCTAAAGCCTTTAAATTGACTGTAGTAGCTTTACTTGCAATATAGTCTAAGCAGAATTGTTTTTGTTGAGCAGATGTTGGTACGCCGAAATCTAATATCCTATACATCTTTTTGAATTCATCCTGTTGCAATAAATAGGCATGTTTCATTGTGCCATTTTCCATTGCAGATGAAGTCTCATTTGGAATCAATCCATCTAATTTGTCTTTAAAATACCTAGGAGATACTTTAAACCAATTTAAACTTGATCTCGAGATACGACTCGTGTCTTCATAATAAGGTATTTCAACTTTCATGATATTATGCTTTTATTATTTCAACTTTTTGAGGAGCGATTTGTCTAACAAGATTGTCTATGATCCTTAATAAACTATCTTTTTCAATACCTAGATTATTAATTCTTTTTTGTTGTTCAGCTATAACAATAGCATCTTTTTCTGATTGAATTGAAAGTTCTAATTGTTTAACTTTGACAGAATCATTAAGGCTTTTGACTTCAGCTTTTTTATAGAATAAATCCTTTTCTACAGCAGTTAAATCTTGTTGCGTATAGTAACCACTTCGTAGCCTTTTAATATAGTAGTCAGACTCAAGTATAGCCAGCTCTTTTTCTAGAATAAATTTTCTTTTCTCTATTTCTAGTAAAGTTTTCTTTGACAAAAAATTGATTAGGAAATTATATAATAGTTTTTTCATTTGTTTTCTATTTAATGTAATAAATAATAATGGTCAATAGTCCCTATTAAAAGACTATTGACCATTTGAGTAAACCCTTTAATTTTCACTCTCGTTTAATATGTTTATATTATGTTTCTATTTATCATGGACTTACACCATGTTTGCTTATATTTAATTTGCTGTTATCAGTTCTGCATATCACCAGCGGATCTTATAATAAAATCGATTATGATAATATTATATATCTTGCTGTCTATTATAACCATCCTCGTCGAAATTAGTTTATAAACATGAATTGTCTATGTTATTCTAATAAATATACTAATTAATCTAATTATATTCTTTTATGAATACCATTAAAGGTAATCATCTATATCTTTGTCTGCGTTCATATGCATGATATTATTCATACACATAGAACATGTCTTCTTGTTTTGTCCCATGCATGTCGTTATTTTTTGAAAATAAAACGAATTTAAATTCAATATTTTTTGATGCAGCAATTTCATATATCTCATCTTTCTGCTCGTACGAACTTATCGAACCAGTTCCATCTGAAATACATAAAATATACTGTGTGCTTTTTTGTTTCTTCAACAGTTTTAGTTTCTGTAGAATACATCTACCCATATCATCACCTCCATCAGGACGTATTGACAATGTTTTTTCTGCTAAATCTTTTGCTGTTTTTATCTTTTGAGGGCTAAATGTTCCTTCTAAATGAAGTTTTGTGTTCCAAAACTCAGTTTCAATATCTATACCAATTTTTATACAATCTTCAAAAGCTTTTATAATAAATTGATTTCTCCATTCATGATAATCTCCCATACTACCGGATCGATCAGTCATAATATGCATAAATCTCTTTGAATCTACTTTTTGTTTACAGTACAATTCCTTGTTAGAAATCTTTTTCATCAGTAAACCTCTTGGCATTGCTAATTGACTAGCAGATACTTTTTGTAAATCAGAAGTCTTTGTTATTTGTTTTAACATTTTCTTTGATGTATCTACACCCTTTAGACTTTTTAACCAGGCTTCAAATTGATTATATCCTTTTAATCTTTCTAATCCTTTTGTTTCTGGTAAATCCGCCTCTGTATCATCTTCTGGACTTTCTTCACATACTGTCATTTTTGAAATTTTTTCTGCTTCGGACTCAATTTCTTCTTTTGAAGGTTCTCCTTTTTCGGATTTTCCTTGTCCATTCTGTTGATTTTGTTCCTCTTCTTCTACGGAATATTGTTCGTAGAATTCCTTATATAAAGAACTAATTGATTTTTTCAAAAAACTTCCTTCTTCGTATTTTGCAGAAGCAGATAAGGTCTCTGTTTTATATGCAATATCTTTCGTTAAAGGATCTTTTGAATCCTTATAGAAAGAACTCTGAGATTCATATCCAGATACATTGTTATATATACTTGGAATTATTATATCTTCAAAGTGGTCATGCATATATCTTAAATTCTTAGCTTCTTTAAGTTCCTCCTTATTTGGTGTAACTGTAATTCCATTCATAAGATTATAAAAGGAAACCGTATTCTTTTTCTCCAAATAATCAGCATGAGATTTCATTCCCTTTTTAGCTAACACAATCTTTTTGACATCTTCTTCCTCCAGATTGTATTTCATATCTAAAAAGCATTTATCTGAATTGTGACCTGATATCATTTTAGTTTGTTTTCTAAAAGTTCAAGCAATATATTGATTTCAGATTGCAATTGCAATGTCATAGGGGCTTCTCCAGCGCAGTTTGCTAGTAAGACACCTAAATTATTGTAAGCGTCAACAAATGAGTCGTAATCACGAATATTTTCGTCTTTGATATCTTTCTTCAAAGCAACTACTTCATTGAATAGAATTTTATCCATGTCAACAGTTTTTTTCATTTTGATATAATCAATAACTGGTGTCATTAGATTATTCGTAATCTTTTCTGAATAATTACGATTATTTTTAACATCAAGATTTTTGACATATTTAGCCATTTCAAGAATTTTACGTGGAGATAAATCTTTCATATTCTGAATAGTCTCTACGATTGCGGCTAATTTTAGTTTATCGAAATCTGAATGACGATTCAAAATTAAACTTGCAGTATTTAATCGATTGATAGCATACTGAAATTTATATGAAATTGGAAAACGCTGAGTCAAAGCCTCAGTAGAGTCGTCTTCAATAATTTCATCGAAAGTTTTATTAGTAAGACCAATAATGATCTTTGTCTTAATTGGGAATCGTTGATTTCCATTACGAACCTCTTTGGAAGTTAATGTATCTTTCAATGCAGCCAAAACTCGAGCTGGAGCGTCAAAGATTTCTTCAAAAATGACGATTTCTTTATTTGCAAATGAGTTTTCTACTAAGTATTCTTTTTCGCCAGAATCTAAGAATTTCTTCATTTTGATTCCACCGAATAAATCTTCCTCTGTAGTAGCCTCAGACAATGATTGTACAAATACGCGATCTTTTAGTAGCGTTCCACCAAATAAGGCATCACATACTTCTGATTTACCAAAACCACCAGGACCATATAAAATCAAATTCATATTATTTGCCAGAGCATTTTTAATTACTTCTGACGGTCCAGCCATATTGATAAACCCGCTTTCGCATAACGATTTATAGATTTTATCTGTTGTTGAATATTCTTTAAGAAGTTCGTTGCCGAATTCTTTTAGAATGTCTTTTTTAATTTTTCGTAGTTTTCGACCATCAATTACTTCATCTACCCAAGCCTCTGTAACGACAAATTCGTTAAGATTCTCGATAGAATATTCATTTGTTTCTTTGTTAATTACTACGTATTTTTCTGTTTCCATTCCTAGAAACTCTTTAATATCTTCTGGTTGCAATAACCAAGTATTATTATTATTTGATTTTATGATCATTTTGATATAATTGTTAAATTTTTGTTTAATATATTACTTAAATCATTGCCCCTCATCCGTCGGGCATATAGGTATCGCTCCTATTATACTATTTCTAGTATTTAACTTCCAAGCTAATGCCCTTCCATTATTAATTAATCATTTGATTAAATACATTTTTTGCTTCTTGCATCCCTATGTTTTTTACCAAATCGCTAATGTCTTTTGTTTTGTATTTTTTATTAATAAAAATTGCTGGTAAATTATATAATCTAGATATCTTTCTAGAATACATTACACCTGCCTTATCTCTATCGTAAAATAATACTATTTTTTTGAATCTATTTCTTATATTCGATATAACTTGTTCTGGAATTGTAACACTTTCACTCGGAGGAGCAATTGCATTATATCCCATTTCATGTAAGACCATGACATCCTTAAGACTTTTTGTTATTACAAGCAAATCTCCATTCATTGGTAATTGCTCGAACCCTTGTATGTCTAACTCTCCAAGCGTACTTCTCCATTTGAATAGTTTAGTTCCAAATGGTTTGTATATTTTAAATTTATCAAATACTTTATAGCAATAGATAGGATTTTCTAATCTATATGTATCTCGCTCTTCATTATTTACATAATATTTTGCGATTGCTGATACATTGTACTTCTTTAATGTTTCTACTGTTATTCCAAAGCTATTCCAGAAATTAATATCAAATAAATTGAATCTCTTTCTAGTCACAGTGATATTCTTCTCTTTCGCTTTTGTTGGGTTATGTGTATTCTTTAGTCCATTATCTAAAGTCGTATTAAAATTACTTAATATTTCTTCATAGACTTCAGCATACGTACCTAAATTCTTTAATTTCTTTACGAACTTAAATACATTTCCACAATCATCACTTGATAAATCTTTATATAATAGGCTCCCAGTCTTTTTACTAGTGAATATTCCAAAAGATGGATTTGCATCATCTCTAAGAGGACTATTATATATATACCCAATTTTAAATTCACCTAAATACTTAGTAAATATATTATATTCTGATATTTTTTCTAATATGTCTTTTTGTGTTAATTTTGGATTAGATTTTTGTGTTTGTAATATCGTATCAGTACTAAACATACTAATAATTATTATTTATTAAAAAGGCGAAGTTACAATATCGGCCGTCTTGTTCATTATATTTATTTCAGTAGCTGCTTCTACATTTGAGGCGCCAAATACTGTTGATGATGACAATGAATTTACTTCCGTATCACCTAATCGTGGTCGTTTAAATGTATCTATTACTAATTCCTTTATCTTACTCTTATCTTTAGGGATATCCATGCTTTCAATAAAAGTATATTTTGCGTATTTAGGCAAACTAGTAAAACCAGATTGTCCGTATACCGCTTTAATTCTTAATTTCTTTGTTTTATCTACTACATCCATTAGAGATTTAACCCATGAATATAATGTATCAAACGCTTCGAAAGTAAAATTCTGTAATTCTTCTTTTGAATAAAATACACCCATTATTTGCAATATTCTTGCAACTTGGTTGTTTGCTTTTGAATTAAAATCTTCATCAGATTGTCCTTCATTTTTATTTGGCTCCCATTCAGTATGGGTTAATTTACTTCCATCTTTACTGAATTCGAATTCAATAAATAGATTTCCATTGGTAGATTTTTCTTTTCTAACACCTACAAATAGGGCATCTTCATGAATCCCACCATCTAAATAAGCTACATCTTTTTTTTCAACGCCGAATGCGTTTTGCGTGCTAAATATCATATTCTTTATTTTTTATTCATTACTTGGTATGAAAATTCTTTCCCAATAAGTAGTAATCACATTATCTTCATTAGATTCTGCAACAACTATCTCTTTTCCTCTTAAATGTTCTTGCCTTGCTTCTACGATAAAGTCTCCTCCACCGTTAAAATTCATAATCGTTTGATTCTTTTTTCTATATACAAAACCAATTGCATCTGCATCTGCAGCAACTAATCTTGCAGTCTTACCTGACAAATCTATAGACATTTCGCTTAACTCTTTTCCATCTTTATTAATCATAGCGTCTTTGACGTGACATATTAATATCAATGTTGGTGATAGTGTTTTAAATATATCTATAATCTTAAAGAAAGCTTCTCTTACGAAAAGCCATCCAGCCTGAACTGACTATATCTTACTATTACTTTTTGATAATATAAAATTCATAGAATTCCATGTAAAATACATTTCATTTTTCGTTATTTTAATTTTTTCTCTTAATGAGTCTTTTCTCATTTTAAAATAATTTTCAAATTCTGATATTGATAAGAAATTTAAGTCATTATCTATACAATTTATTTTTCTTGCTTTTTTTTGAGTTTGTGCTTTATAAATTATTTTATTTTTATGAGATTTATTCATTTCATAACGTTCCCTTTTGTATTTTTTATTTACATTGTAATCTTTTTCATATAAAAATAAAAACCCTTTACATGTTATATTCCCATTATTTTTGCAACATTGACTTATGTTAGAAGAACTAGTATTTAATTCTTTTGACGCCTCTGTTATACTTGAATATCTTTTTATAAAATTGCCATTAAAATCTAATGCTATAATTGATATTTTATGTGAATTTGCGGCTTTATCAATTTGTATTTTTGATAATTTCACAATATGTGGGTTGTTGGTATTTAGTGATATGTTATATCCATTTTCTACTGAATCTAATTTCTTTATATATAAATCTTCTTCTTTGCTTAAGTCCTTGACTTTATCTTTTTCTATATTTTTCAATATAAATAATTCAAAATTCTTAGGACCATAGAGAATAAATGATCTTTGTAATTTATTTGAGTGGTGTTTTTCTTTTTTTAATTCAAATAAATGTCTGTTTATTCTATTCTTTAGATTTATGGTAGATCCAATATACCATTTTTTTGTTTTTATATTATAGATTCCATATACACATGATATTTCTTCTATTTCTTTACTTTTTTCAAATTTCATAATCCAACCGTTTCGAATGTATTTACTAGATACACTCTACTCTACTCCCTTCCGCTACTGCGTGGTTTCGATAGTCGATGAGCATATCACTTATGTAAACGTATCTATCAAGATTTTGTTTGTCTTGTTGTAATATATTTACGTAAGTGACTTCGCTGCGGATTCCCTCTTATTTATATAGTTTTTACTATACCCTATCCATTACAATAGGTCCTAATTATATATCACTATTAATTAGTAGTACATATAAACATTGAGTATTCCCGCAATTAGGTTGGTTTTACAACGGCGCTGGTCTTTACCGTTTGGCAATTTTCTAACATCTTCAGTATAGTTCTTCCCCTGTGGAGTTTCTCTGTATAATTTTAATGCTAGAGACATAGACATTTCTTCTAATTTCGTTCCATTATCTATAGTTATATAGTTATAAACGAATTTTCCTGCCTGTGTATTTGCTTGTTTTATAGCTGCTGCTATTTCAGATAATTCTGTTATATTTGTTGCTTTTAATACTAATGCTGATAAGAAATCAGTACCATCTTCTAAATCAATAATTAAATTATTTTCTAAAGTAGATGCTAGAGTTGTCTTTCCAGATTTAGGTTTACCGAAATAAACTAAGAATCGAGGATTAGAAGCTTTTGGCGAGCTTTTAATAATCGGTAATGTTATCATAACTATTTTTATTTTTACATAAAAACGAACATGATTGGATAAAGTTTGATATTATATGTTATTATTTGATATTTGATCGTCTTTGGTTTTATTAAAATTTAATGCTAATTGTAGTCACTCTTACTGTATAATATGGATTAAAATATCCATAGCAATATGTTGGAGTCACTTTTGGTGTTGGAATAATAGTATATCCAACCTTTGTAAAAGCATCAAATTTCTGTACTTTATTATAATTGCAATAATCACAATTACAAGTTTCTTTTGGTTTGTTTGCGGTCGCAAATTTATCCAAATTGTACATTACCTTACTATAATCTTTTTGCAGATCATATACAGGAACTCCAGTACGATTCAAATAATTAAATGTATCTTCTTCTCCTTTGCTCATCCAATTCACATCATGTGTACGAGAGGTTCCAAAGGTAATATAATCGTTTGGTTTTGCATTTTCAACACCATTAATCTTATTTCCACGTGATGTTTCGTATGGGGTATCAATACCGGCCATAGTTAAATGTGGATACTTATCAATAATTGTATCTACTAAACTAGTTTTATACAATAAATTAATGTCGTTAAGAAATGATGGCAGTTTAACTGCAAATTTATTTTTGTTATCCATAATTTTATTTTTTTTCAAATTCTAATGATTGTTGGCCTATTGTCTTTTCATCCTCTTCTTCTGGTTCTTTTAGATTATTATATTTTAAATCATTTATAAACTTGAGGATCTTTATATCGCCTTCTCTATTTTTTCAAATTTGTTATCATATAGGCTCTTTATCCTATATATCTGCAATTTCTTTTGTTATATTTGCAGTTCAGACTATATCATCACCCATGTAGGGTGTTTGGCGCTCGTGGATATATATATATTCTGTATTTAACAGTTTCAATATCTAGTCGTTGAACCTTACTTATCCATTTAAAATAAGTCTTGGCTGCTGATTGTCCTCTTCAGGATTTTCCAGCAATTCACCAAATTTTCGATGCTGATTACGCAGCAAAGTTCCATTTATTTAGAAAATGAAGGTATATGCAATCCTTTACAGGAAGATTATTATATCCATAAGATAGCAAACCAAGAACTTCTGGTCTATGTATTACTATTACATAGTCAGATCCTTGAAATACTGCATCGCTTGATGACAAATCGCTGCGCTGAGGATAATGCAATGAATTATTATTCAGTCTCTCGGGAGATTCAATATTTCTATTCATTTGTGATATTTGTATAATAGAAGTTTTACCAACTTTCTTTGCTCCTATTAGTTCTTTTTCTAAATCCACTATGATTTCTCTTTCATTACCAGTTCCACTTCCCTTAATCAATAAGGTATGATCTATGATAACTACAAGCCATTTGTTTTTTGCAAATGTATCTTGAAAGAATTTTATTGTATTTGCTATTTCTTGCACGTTCCCAGGAGTATCGACATAATAAACTGGATAGTTCATTATGGATTTCGCCTCCTTTTCTACATCTGCATATTCTTCTTCTGTAACAAGTCCCTTTTCGGAGGCACTGTATAATTCAGAAGTAGTCTTTTTTAGCTTATATGATAGTTTTCTTCCGACCTGTCTTGAGCTTAGCATTTCAAAACTGAAACTAAGTATGACAATGTCTTCATCTGGATTTAGATCTATTAAATCAGTCTCTAATGTATTAACAAACGAAGATTTACCACTTCCAGAGACTCCTGCTATAGTATATATAACATTTGGCTCTATACCACCCATGGCTAGTCTATTAAACTTAGGCCATCGTGTAGCAAGTGATTTTACTCGTTTTTTACGTCTATCTTGAATATAATTAACAATTTCATTTGTAGCAGTTGATATGTGCCTATATCCAAGTACTTTCTTACTCGATATCTGTTCCATATATTGTTCCTGCTTGTTTTTGTATCTTCTTATCTTTCATAAATTCATCATAAAGAAGCCATTCTTCTGAAAGTAGCCATTTGGACATTCTTTTCATGTATCCTAATGATCCTGCTCTTTTTCTTGCTTCTACTTCGAATTTTAAACACTCCATCATGTGGTCATGTTTGCTTCGAATATTTCCAACTTCCTTAGTATAATACTTTCTACAACGAGATATATCTCCCCGTAAATAGTCTTTAAGTCCATCAGTACGTGTTACTGAAGCTGGGTAAGCATCAAAGAATTCAGTAAAGAAATCCTTGACTTTTACTTTATTTTTAAAGTCGTCATTTATGATTAATTTTGAAAAATCTTTCGAATCAAAAACTGATTCTTTTGTTAATATATCTTTTGATATAAGTTTATTTACGTCATCTTCGCTGATGGGGATAACATCCAGCAGCGATTTGATATCGCTATTTGACATTAATAAACTTATTAATACGAACTGATTCATGTTGATTTTGAGACGTCTCGCCTCTTCCAAATCTATTTCTATCAGCATTTTATTTTTACTTTAAAGTTAAAAATTAGTTCTGATATATTTTGATATGATTTGTATTACGCTGCCATTGGCAGATATTCTGGTACTTCTGAATTTTCATCAAAAGTTATCTCTTCTTTATTTAAAACATTTTGAAATGCAAGAGCTGTATTCGCTGATATTCTTCCATTATGTTTTTCCATGAAATCTAATATATTTTTTACATGATCTTTTGATAATGTATTGATTAATCTAGTTGAAGGTTCATCTAACACATTGCCATCTTTATCATATATCGAAGTCCAGTAGATACAATCTTCAGGTTGTATTCCCTGTTCGATTAATAAATCATGTTCTTCTATACACCATCTTTCCATTGAATCGTCAATTAGTCCTAAGTTAATTAAAACCTGGCCTATTCGTTGATCTGGGTGGCTTTTCCAATAAGATAAATATTTCTTGTTTAAGAAATTTCTTTTTGGATCTATATCCCACTTTTCACAAAGTTTCTCCCAATCAACTTTTCTTATAAAGTTATCTATTCTTTCAATTGGTCTCATTGTATTTCTTTTTTAATATGTAAGGATAATAATCTATATATCCATCTTTGTTGCTTCCCCATGTGCATGAATACATCTTTTTTAATTGCAATAATCTATTCTTTTTACTTAATAGTTTATTGGTTTTATATTCATAATTTAACCAGACTTCCCAGTAAATACCATCCATGCATTTTGGATCTATATTCGGTTTAATCCAAATAGCTAATTGTTTTCCAAAAATTACTATTGATAATATTGGGTTCCATTCAAATCTGTAATTGTCCCATTTAGTTTTCCAACCAAGTGTTGTGAAATGAAATCCAAAATATTTAATAGGCACTGGTTTTTTATGGTTTTTATAATATTCCCAGGTTCTATTTTGAGTATATTGCGGTAAACATCCTTTTATATCTCTATTCAAAGATTCCTCGCAATCGACCTTAGTCATTTTTACCCACTTTCTTGGTAGAAAATACGGCGTACCAACTTGAATCTTTCCAAAATACCATCTAAGTCTTAATCCTTTTAATGGCGAATTTAAAACTTTTAGGAAGTCTAATTGGTATTTTATACTAGCACATTTTCTGCTGATATAATTTTTAATACTATTTATTATTGGTCTCATTATTCAATCTATTTAAAAGTTTTTTGTCTACTAATGGGTTCCAATCCATATCGAATGTGGTCATACTAGTAGCCATTCTTCTATTCCATTCTGGGTCTTTTTTAGAGATATAAAAATCATATAAATACTCTAAATCTCCTTTTATATAGTCCCTCATAAGGTGCTTTAGTCCTTTATTTTTTTTGATAAACTTATAAAAACCAGACTTTTGATCCTTTAATAATTTTTCAATTTTTTTGAGTTGTTCCGTTTTCATGGTTGTCTCTCTTTTTGTTAAAGTTATGAGGATTGAACTCACCTATGCTTTCTGAAGGCATATTCACCGTTACTTCTTTGTTGTTTTTTTATGCTGCTATTTCAAAGTTTACTTTCGAATTGAAGACGATTAATTTTTCTTCAATTTTACTGATTTCATTATTCAATAGTTCAATTTCTTTACTAATGAATTTTCGAGTAAGAACTACAGATTCTCCATCTTCTTTTTTAGTAGAAATGGCATTCAATTTTACTACTCGCTCTTTCAATTGTTGAAGAAGATAAATAGAGGATTGAATATTGTTTGCAGGAATCTCAGTAAGATTAGTAAATCCTAAATTAGCAAGTTGAATCGCTGTTTTAATTTCTACTAATTTAATTTCAGCTTTTTTAATTTGCTCGTAAACAGCATTTAAATTAAATTTTTGTTGCATGCCATTTGGAATAATATTATTATTGATAATAATAGTCCATAATTGTTTAATATCTAAAATGCATGCTACACGTTCTGTTATTAACTCCTCTGGAGTCAATGTTTTTTTATTGTTTTTCATATTGATTATATATTTTTATTGATTAATACTACTTAATCTAAAAGTATATAAGTCTTCCTGTGTTGGGCTAAGAATATCCCTACCTTAGTCCAATTTGCATATGCATTTGGTGTATTGATTTCGGTTAAGAAAACTAACCAAATGCATATGTTATTGCTACATTATTGTAATATATTTTGTATAGCTATTCATTCTTTATATTTACTTTTATGATGTTACTCCCATAAACATAAATCTTGATTTTAAAGTGTTACCTGTGGCTATTATATTATTTTTAATGCATTATTCTTTAATGAAAACCACTCTTGCCTGATTTAATAATGCTGCGAAATCACGGGCTAAGTCTGGTGTTCTATTTTGTTGTTCAAAGATAGTATGACTACCAAATAGCGGTAATCTTTGCTCCTGCGTCTCAATCTTTATTTCTGGAAAATGCATCTCTTGTTCTTGACTTCCCTGTTGCGGTTCCTCTGTTAAAGTATATGCAGTATAGATTGATTTTATTACGGTAGCTCTATCATTCGTTTCAAGAAACGACTCAATAGCGCTGTCACATAATTGCCTAACAAAAGGGCTCTCCCCTTTTATTTCAATGATTTTATTAATCAGCATTTTAATTATTTCGTAGAAATCATGATGATCATCACTTCCTCGGCTAAAAATTAGCGTTAAATAATTTACTCTACCGAAATAAACTTCCCCTTTCGAATTTATTGCAAATTTTCCAGAGGGGTCCAGTAAGAATATGATTAACTCAGATAGTCTGTGTTTATCATATTCATTTAAACTAACCTTATTCATAATTGATTATGAATTAAAATGATTAGTCTTCGTTGCTATATAGACCGGATTGGGCTACATTTGCATTAATGACATCTTTCAATGCCTTGATTTGGCTTTCCAAATCTTCTTTGATAATTTGCAAGCGAATTAATTCGCCTGTATTATGGGCATTTGCAATTTCTACGGCTGATTTATGGTCTGCGAAAAATTGCGGGCGAGATTCATTGCTTTTCTCAATGTCGAAGTTTTTTGCATCTTCAACGAATTGATAATTCGCTGGGATAGAGATTTTGTTTTCTCCACCATTAACAATAATGATATCTTGTCCACCCATACCTTTTACACCTTTTACTTCATTTACATGAATTACTTTTGGTGTAACTAGGGTCGCTTTTACTTCGATACGATTTTCTTTGTCTTTCCGGACATGATTGTCATCTACATCTACTTGTTTCAACGTGAAAATATCTGCGCCAATAAATAATTTCCGCGCTGCTGTGTTCTTTGTATTCATTTTGACCTCCTTTTTTAATATTGATTATTTACTTATTTTGATAATTAATTTGTTTGTGTATTGGAAAATCCAATTTGTTGGAATGATGCACCCTCTTTGATAATATTGCTAAAATCTGTTGTCACTCGCATGGGCTTCCATAACTGCCAACTACATTTAAAGAATTTGATTGGATAGTTTCTGAAAATATAAAATATAAATTACGTCCTTAACTCTCAGCCTGTTTTGAACCCTTTCGGTTATCTATCTGAGCCGCAATGTCAACTTTATAGTACGATACGTAATTCTTGTATTAATATATAAGCTTTCTCTACCGAGTTCTTACATAAATCGTGTTTATTTGATTTTTATATTTCATAAAAATAATTAGTTATACTATTTACTATAGTATGTAGGATCTTCACCTACTCAAGTTAACCTATACATTTATCTATGCTTTGGAAATAGGCATTCTTCAATGTGGACAGAGCTATTCAAACTGTATTTAGGCCAAATAAGGCCATTTGCATGCGATTTAAGACAGTTTATACGTCTTACTGATATATGTTACTATAACTGCATAAAAGTGGTTTAAATCGCTCTTAATATGTTATATTAATAAATTGATTTATAAACATGGGAGTCTCCAAAATTTATCATTTTTAATATACTTTTTTAAATAAGATTCATAGTCTTATTTATCTACAATTGTCTGCAATATATAAAAATGTTATTTATTAATTTATACTTTTTGTTGAAAAAATATAATAAAAACCATTGTGTGCGAATCTTGTATTAGCTCCTAACTTTTTTAATTATTGGTGTTCTAAAATTCCTAAGACAATCCTTGAATATTGTGCACATGAAGTTTTTAAAGAACTTCTTAACTTTGCATTTAATCCCTATTTAGTGACTACTTTTATTAACATCAGGCAAGGGCTACCCTTATTCCTATTGGAATACTAATAGTTTGTGTACCGTTTGGACCGGCTTGCTTTCATGTGTTCTTCTTGGTTTTTATCGTGTATTTCCAAGGATTCTAAACTTCAGGACGTATTTCATTTCTTCTGGATCGTGTCATCCTTTGAAATGTAGACATAAGCTTTTATAGTAGTTCTATGTTTTCTACTTGCATTGCTACCAGACATAATGTTTTTCGCTATTCAATATTCTCCGAGATAGGGAGATACCTACTAAAAATGCTGTCCATAAGTAGTATTTATAGACTAATAAAGTGTATAGTCCCACTTAAGGACGATCTATATTTCTGTCGGGCTGAAATATATTAAAGAGCCTATATTTGCTTCTGCTCACGCATATCATATTCCCTGATTCGCGGGTTTTTGCAGTTCTGTTGGTTATATAGCCGGTTCGCTTCTGCAAAGCTCCCTGCTCATGTTTTTCTTTTGTGATCGAATCCAACATGAACGATCTTAATCTATATTATCTTCCTTATTCCTATAGGAAATTTATGAACTAACCATAACTTGAAGGCTGATTTATTGTAATATGTGCTGCTTATGTGAGTTGCGGCTCACATCTCTTGCTAATTACTATTCTTTTGGTCTTACTTTATTAAAGGCCGCGTACTTTTCTAAGGTACTCTAAAGAATTGTTTGTGGTTCATGTTCTTCGCCACCACTAGCGACTTGCTTTTAGAGAAGCATACTCATTCACAATCAAAGTTAATATTTGGATTCGTGATTGCCGTTAATTATTACTGTACTAATAATTCGTATTTAATCGGCTTTCGCCTGGGCCGGTTTCAAAACCTAGACACCTACTTCTTGATTCGCTAAGAAGCTTAAACCTGCGGGCAATATGACTATGCTATTGCGTACACTGTTTCCTTTATCGCGTTGTTTAAAGGTGGGGAAACTACGTAAACCTTCATATTATTTTTGGACGTTTTATATAGCGACAGCCCCCCGCCGCATTTTAATTACATATCTCTACTAAAATAGTATGGTAATCTCATTTTTGTTATCTAACTGCTTATTTTAATTCGATAATAACTCGATTCGAATATATATTGAAACCGCATATCTGCGGTGCCAGATTTTAACTGATCAATTGATATAACACAATTTCGCCTGTGTTTAGGTCTAGAAAATCTTTACCATCGTCAGCCAATGATAGATTTAATATACCGGCTTTAATTTCTGCCTGGCTTATGTAGTGAACTTTTACATGTATGTTATCATTATAGCCAGTGATTGTCTTTATTTCTCCTTGTATTTCAGTCTCTATCACCTTGATTTTTGAATCAAGACGACTTATTAACTCTTTTAGCGGATCTGTTAGAAATTCATCTCCATACAATTGTACATATCGGAGTTCTGCCGCTTTTATTCTAGCTTCATAAAGCCTTTTTAATCTCGCACTCTTCATGCGAATTACCTGAATTTGAGGAGTCATGATTTATGTATTTAGATAATTATTTAAATCTGTATTTGATATTTGTATAGGATCTATTTGTAGATATACTGTCGGAACATCAAGAGTCTCTAGCTCTTCGAATTCATTTCTATCTACTGATTCTACACTTTTATCTTTATTAAGTAAAGTTTTACTTTTCCGTATATGTAGTTTTACACATATTTCCGGCAGATTTACTATCTGTTTTATTTGCTGTTGGCTATTCCGGTCTAAACAGTTTGCAAAACCATCATCGCTATAGAATTTAATTCTTGGAACTTCAATTTTGGTAGAATTTTCTGCTACAAAATTATTTTCTTTAACTACATTAGTGTTATTAACACTGTATGCATATGCTGATATTGAAACTGTTAAAAACCATAGAATTCCAAGAATCCATGATTTCATTTTGATTATTTTTATGTATTGATTACACTGTCGAAATCCTAATTTAACAAGGATAGCCATTTTCGACATATGGCTTACGTCCATTTTTCTTTTCTATCCCGGCCCGTAGACTTGGACTCATTGCAGCAATAATTCTTCCGATTTGCTTATCAATAAACTCTTCTTGAGACATCTTCAAAGTACTAAGGGTCTCTGCAGAGACTTTCTGCACATAAAGTTTAACCACTTCATCCTTTTTGGGATCTTCTTTCCAGAGTTTAATTTGCTTCCGACTAAAGCCAGATTTTAAGAAATCTTCTAATTCTTTTGCTTTTGTAAATGGAGTTTCCTCATTTACGATTGTATTTAAAACAGCCATTTCAACCAATCTTCCAACTTCGGTTTCAGATAATTCTGGCATATGCTTCTTTACGAACCAAAATACTGACAATGGACCATTGTGTAAGAAATCATAGGCTAATGAAGCATCATATACGCGTGGTATACGACAATTCGGTAGTAGTTCTTTGATTTCTTTATAGGCATCACTTGGTAGTAATTCCTTTCCAGTATTTTCTAAATACAATTTAATTGCAGGTAAAATATTATCTGCAATATTTTTTGACATAAGTCGTTCGATCTGATCCATATAGTTCTGTGGTTCAGGGATTTCCTTAGCTTTTGCTTTTGGCTTTCCTGTCTTAACCTCTTCTGCTACTGTTTTTTCTTCAACAAACTCTATTTTTACCTGTGTGTCATCCACAATTTCTGCAGACTTATATTCAGGTAGCGCTAATTTTAAAGAGCTAATATCGAAATCGCTTCCTAATAAAGCCTTAAACGTAGGCAATTGGTCTTCAATGGTCGCGATATAAATGGTATCGAATACCATATCCATGACGTCGCATTGTTTACTCAATCTTGTATACTTTTCAGTATCTCCACGATCAAATGCTTCAGTTCTTTTACTCTCTAAAACCTTACGATAGTTTAGCATGTCTTTCACATCCATGCGTAGGTTTTGAATTCCAGGCCGGTCTCCCCGTCCTGCTTTTTCCGTATCCATTTTATTTACCTCCTTTTTTAATTTTGATAATTGTTTGAAAATAATTTAACTCTTTTTTGTACTCTGGGTTTCACTGCTTCTATGTCAGTTAACTCGTATTTACATGTATTGAGTCGCCCCTTGCTTTGTATGGGAAATAAGTGTTTGTTACTCTGGGAGTATAAATGTTGTTCAACGAAATTTTCCGTTGGTCTTGCCGTCTGGCTTCTATCGCATTCATCACAATCTCTCGTGGAGTTACAAAAGTAGAAATGACTACTTCTTTTTGTGTATACGTTTTGATGCTTGACAAAACACATTTTGAATCTTTTAATTGTATGTAAGAAAGATCTTTAGCTGTTTCATTCTGTACTACAACTACAGTTGGTGCTTCAGCTAATAATTTCTGATTATTTCTTACAAAATTTCCAGATCCTACCCCCAATAAAGCTGCAAAAAGAGTCAAAGAAACGAATTTCGCTCCAATAACTAAGATTTGATGTCTTGTTTTCATTTTGTTTTGTTTTACTGGTTGTTAATATTTGTAATTAATTTATTTTTGTAACGATGAATATAATGTTTAATTGTACCAATACTTAGATTTAATTTTTCAGCTATTTCCTTATAGGACATATTGTCATTATATCTACATCTTAATACCTCTTCTTGTTTCTTGCTAAGGCTTACTAATCCTCGTTCAAACCTACCATATTCTTCTTTCTTGATCAATTCCTTTTCAGGATTGCTATTATCTGTATAGATAAATTCTTTTAGTAAATCATCATCTACATAAACATTGTTTTGTTCTTTATTTATACTACGAATAAAGTCAATACTATGATTATTAGCTATGGTTTTTAACCACATTTCAAATGAAATATCTTTTGTGAATTTATCTATATTCTTGAACGCTTTTAAAAATGTCTCTGATAATAAATCATCAGCTACATCTTTGTTTTTTACTATATAATAAATATTACTATAAATTACTTTATGATACGTATTATATAGGTATGTAAATGCTTTTTCTGAACCCACCTTAGCAAGTTCTATTGCCTCTTTTGTGTTCATAATTTTAAGTTTAATGAAAAATCACAACCCCGAGTGATTAATCTATGTCTTTTAGGGGACCCCGACTCCGTAACAACTTCGCCTGCAGGTGACACTTTTGTTTTATCTTGTAGGAATGTAGTTAATTTCTTACTATACTCCCTTCTATTTCAGTATACGGCTATTCTGAAACGACCTTTCTTTTATCCACATAAATGTGAAAGCCGTTTTTAATCTTTTCCTCATAATTAATTACTTTATTTGGTTTTGATTTATAATTTTTAATTGCCTTATTGCATTTTTTCTTCCAATTTCCATTTACAGAAATAGCTGGAACTTTTGATGCTTTTTGTATTCTTATTAATTCTGAATAATAATCATCTAAATGAAATGCAAATTCATTATTATCTTTAAAGAATTCTGATTTCCATTTCATTTCTGTAAATACCAGGTTTTTAGGTTTGATACCGAGTTCATTTACTATTTCCCATAGATCTGAATTATCTACTGACAATCCATCTTCTCTATTTAAATATTGATATCTGCTTGTAACTACATATATTTCCATTCCTAACAATATAAGTTCTTTTGCATACTCTTGTACGTCTCTCCTTGAAAGTGTACCATCAAAATCGAATGATATTTTCATATTAAATTAATTTAGTGAACCGAGAGGGACTCAAACCCCCAACAAGCGCCATAGAAGGGCACGATTCTATTCAGTTGAATTATCGGTCCAGTTGCTAGATTAAATGCTCTAGCGGGCTTTAAAATGCGTTTTAGGCCGCTTTCTTTTTCAACTCTTTTTTGATTTTGTAGTTCGACGTACGAACTATCTTCCATGCTTCTGTAACGGATTTTCCTTCCGATTTCAGTAATTTTACCATGTCTTTATCATCTTGAGAAGGATTCGCTCCTTTTGTAATTGATTTTTTACTGGCAAATGGTAATCCAACTTCAATAAGTTCAATTACTTTTGATCTGTTTGCAACTCTTCTAATTGCGCGTTTACATTTTACTTTGCTCATTTTGATAATTGAATTTAATTTTGTTTTACTTCTCCGGTGCGATCCTTTGTTCTTGCTATAGCTAGTTTTCCGGCTCTAACCCAAGCTCTCAAAGATTTTTTCATTTTCAAGATTCTTTTTTGCTTCAATGTTTTGCTCATTTTGATAGTGGTTTTTACGAGATTTTTAATTCAATTTTCAACTGTTTCAATTGTTCTTGCTTTCTTTCTAAAAGCTGATTTTGCTTTTTCCCCAGTGCCTGTAACACTGTATATTGCTTTTTTTGAATTCGCAATATCGTTTTACCGGATCTTAATTTAACCAACTTTTTTACTTTCTTGGTTCTTACAATCTTTTTGTCAGGAATAGCTAATAGCCTTTCTACTAACGCCTTTATCTTGTAAATCTCTTTTACTTTGATTTCATTCATTTGATATGATTTTAAATTATTTTCTACTATTTAGTATTTGTTCCCAAGACCAAGGTATGCCCTCGAGTCTATCCCAACTAAGACATGTATATCTTTTATCTATTTCTTCCCTTGCCGTATATCCACCAGCCTCATAAGCCCATCTTTTTATTAATTCTTCGTGCGTATGAGCATGAGCATTAAATAAAAATCTGTTTACTTCCTGAGTATGAATTGGTATATGCGTAAAAATAGCTCCATGATATTTTAGAGTCCCTATTACGGCTTCTACATGTTTCATTAGTTCTGGAAAATCTTTTCTTAAGTCGTGATTTCCTCCAATAACTACAATTCTTGCTTTTATTTCATCTAATAAATGATACCACTTTGAATTTTCCATTGTAATATCTCCCATTAAATAAAGTAATGACCGTTTATGTAATACCGAATTAATTCGATAGATTACTTCTTGATTGTATTTATCAATATCAGTAAAGCCACGAATATTTGCTATTGCCTCATGTCCAAAATGAGGATCACCTATAAATCCTATGTCAATCAATTTTACAGAACCTCCATTTCAATTTGGCTTCTTTTTTCCAATTATGAAATACTAAATAACTTTTATCATCTAATATTGCAGTTTCGGAGCTTATTGTTTTTTTTATTTTTTTTGGCATAATTTTTTCATTTTAAAAATTACTAATCCAGCATTAATATGTCCTTTCCATTCGTTAAAAAACTCATGAGCATATTTCATTGATGAAGACATTGTTTGTCCATTGATGGTTAATTCTACTTCTGCATCTAATTCTGGATACATTTCGCATTTTTTAATTGGAAATTCTACATTAAATGGCATTTGGTCTTCTTGAGACGAAACGATGTCTCTGTATTTTTTTTGATAGTTTTGGACTAGTATAACGCCTTTACTATTTAATATATCTTCAAATAAAGACAGTTCTCTTCTCTGTAAAATCTTTGATAAATCCTTTATAATCATACTTTTTGCTATTCCTGTATTGACTATAGTATTTTTGCCATTAACTTTACTGATATTTACTGACTTCATTTTTGACATAAACCAATCATAGTACTTTCCATCTATTATATTATTTTCGAATATAATAGAATTAGTGCAATATAATTGAGTTTTACCTCCTTCTTTATGAAGCATTTTTGATACTTCATTTCTATTTGATATGTATTGCTGTTCACTTTCGAAAACTAGCACTTCATAGGACTCATTTCTCCAGGTTTTATCTTTCAATATTCCAATAAATATGAAATCAAACCAAACTAGTATATAAGTCTTTCCTATTTCTAGGTTTTTAATAAATTCTCTTGGTTCTTTTCCCATATTACTATTGATTAATAATAAAACCCTATCAGGTAACAATTGAATATAACGTGCGGCATTTGCTCACGTGCCTGATAGGTACATTCTAGGCTATTAGGCTACAAGGCCTACGTAGTTGTTGATTTGGATTGTTTTATTGCCTGTTATAGACATTGTGCAGTCCTATTCGTTATCATCTTGTCCGAATCAATGCTGGTCACCCCCGTATTAATTTAATGCTACCATGGCGGGACTCAAACCCGCAACGATACAACCATATTGCTATGGATGACATAATCGATTTTGCCATTACGTATTACATGATAGTTTTGGTGGAGGTGCGGGCATATGCTAGCCCGGTCTTCCTGACGAATCAAACGACCTAGCGGGCCGTACTTCTTTATTCTATTCTTATGTAATTACGACAATTAATATCGTACACTAAGAAATAGAATTCATATCCTTTCCAATTTAGATCTTCAACTAGAATTTTGATTCCATTTTCATCGAATCTCAATAACTCTACTTCAGATCCTCTTTGTAATTCCCTCCTTTGAACATAAAGATTACCAGTTCCAATCATTGACTTATACATATCGAATGGAGTATCTTTGCTTAAGCACTTGTTTATTGTTACATAAATATGCTTAATTTCTCCAAACGCTTTTTTAATAAGTAGCGATTGCAATAAATCTCTTTTCTCTCTATATTCTAGATTAGACATTGATATCTTACTTGTCAGTTTTCTTTTTTTCCAACTTTCATTTATAAATACATTCAATTCTTTTTTGTTTAATGCTTTGAATGTTTCATTCATTACATTTTTTACTTCTGTTTTGTTATTTGCATGAGTTATCAACTCAAGACAAATCTCTTTTTCTACATCATTCATTTTGATAATAAGTTTTAATTGAAGTTTAATAAAAATATGTTATCAATTTATCTATTTGTTTTTCAATTGCTGCTGCACTTGCTGCTGCACATGCTGCTGCACATGCTGCTGCACATGCTGCTGCACTTGCTGCTGCACATGCTGCTGCACATGCTGCTGCACATGCTGCTGCCTCTGCTGCTGCACCTGCTGCTGACCTTGCTGACCATGCTGCTGACCTTGCTGCTGACCTTGCTGCTGATAAATTTTCTACTGAGGCTTCTCCATTTGCAAATTTTTCTGCAATATCTATTGCGTTCAAACTTCTTTCATCTACTAATTTTTGAGATTTAATTGCTTCTCTTGCGCACCATACGGCAAATAATCTCATATCTTTATCTGACATAAATTCTCCTCTACATAATAGCCAAATAATTTCATTTGGTTTTTTGACTTTTGCTCTATACTTAGAAATCCATTTTGATATTTTTAAGTATTCTTTTTCGTTTTTTATTATCTCTTTTGGATCGTAGCAAGGATTAAATTTCCTAATTAATTCATTATTTATTGTTTTTCTCATTTTTGTAAATTATTATTGATTAATAAATTAAATTCTGATAAAGGGGTACCTATTTCACGACTAATCACGATTCTAGATACCCCAGGGCTATTTGGCATGGTAAGACCAAACAGTTCCACCTTTTGATTAATCCTGGCGAGAACTAATCAATTTCTTTTGCATATTCCCATGCTTTGTATTCTCCCCATCCTACGTATACTAGGAATTTTCTTTTGAACTTTCCTTCTACTGGGAAAGATTGCCAGTTTTCTTTGTCATTAGATATCATCATTTCTCGTGGAAATTTACGACGAGGTTTTGTAGGGAGTTTGATAATTTCAAATCCTATTGGGTTTGTTCCATATAATACTTTTCCGTAAGCAACACAATAATATCGGTTTTTTACACTTGGAATTGAAGATAAGAATCCATTTGTATCAAATCCATACGATTTGTAAAATTTAAGAATTCTTTTTCCATGGGCCATATTTTTTATTTGGATGGCCGTTCTATTTAATGCCTCTTTTGTCCATTCCATATCAAATCCTTTCTTTATTTGGTTGATATGGTGTCATCTTTGTTTGCTTGCGAATTGCACCATTTTTCCGTAATGATTTTACATCTGATTCAGGAACACCCTGATATTCTTTCGTTCTTAATCTTAAAGTTTTACTCATTTTATATTGATTATTAAATGTTTATATCTTTTTGAAAGAAGCTTCCCTATATCTGCTTCTAGAGGTATTCGTAATATCCCTTACGACTGAGTTTTGTTTGCGCCGCTTTTGGGATTCGAACCCTTCAACCCATTGCTGGTTTCCATTGCCTCAATAGGGCTATCATCCTATTAAGTAGCGACATTTTTTGGTTTATTGTATTTTATATTGTAATATGGACAATGTGAAGTTGAATGGCATCCAGCTTCTTTGTATTCGCAATAATAGATTAAAGGATATATTTCTTTTCCTTTATTTACACAATTCTTTGCATATTGTATAATACTTTTAATTTGTTCTAATTTCTTTGCCATATATTTATAATTTAAAAGTGAAAATCAAGACAAATCTTTTCATTCTATGTTTATAATAGATTTGAACACATTCTACTATTAACTTCCGAATAAGTGCGACCTTGTTCTAGGCTGACATATACGCATAGTCTTGATTTTTTTGAGAGAATAAGAGTGTATTTTTCAGATATGTACCCATGAGATATCGCTCCCGACTTACGGCTTTTCGCTCTGCGTCCTGAATTATTGTTATTCCATACGCACTCTTATTTTTATTTGTTGGAGGGCCCGGCCTCGAACCGGGTTTATAACTTTATCAGAGTTACATCCTAACCAAATTAGATGATCCTCCAATTTTATTTGTTCCTAGCATCCCAATCAAGGGTATACTTGTCTTATGTTTAGATAAGGATAGCGGCGTTCAAGCCCGTTTCATGCTAGGTAGTAATCTTTTGAACTTAGAGTTTTTTATCCAATGTCGGGCGCATTGCCTACAATGTAATTGTGATACTTTCTATGCAAGATTACTAATAGGTATTCAGACCCCTCTGTATTCGCCGGCTATAACGGGATTAGATAACTTCTTGCTATCTTTTGCTTGAATTCCACACTAGTTTCTCTAACTAGTTTTTGCTTTGTTTTTTCATGTTTCTGCACTCATTATCCGTTCTTCGTACGTCACGGACTATTCTTTCTGTCTCGCGAAAAATAGTTAGAATAGGAGTTTGTCAAACAGATCTTTGACGGGACAATGCATATTCGGGTTGCCACCTTACCTTCTTTCCAGCATTTCACTGAGCTTAGGTTAGCTTTGTTATTATAGGCCTAGCATGTCACCTATCTGTCGAGCCTGTGCATTATTACTCGATTTGGACTGTTTAGATGAGACAGTCGATCTCTTTTGGTTCTTAACCAATCAATTGAACTTCAACCCTATCCAATATGTCCAGCGAAATCTGGCTTTCTATAGTTCTTAACTAATCATCTAGTTTCACCAAAAGCTATCTCTAGAAAACGGGTCAGTCTTAACCAATCATTAGTATTTGTTGGCAAAGCCATGGTTCTAATTCCACACATTCTCAATATTTTACATGAGCACTCATCCGACTTTATACGGATATTCATTTCTCTTATACACTACGAATAGTTTCTAAGTAGTTGAATAGTGGTTTTGTTCAGCCTAAGTAGTCATCTGAACTGCTCCGTTTCACACTCTAATTCGTGGTCGGCAGTTTACTTGCATCTTCCTTGCAAATTGATAAGCAGTTAAATGGTACCTAATTTAAGGTCG